AAAGCTGCTAAAGATTGGGCTAAAGCTAAAGAAGCAATGGTTAAAGCAGGTAGAAAAGATGCTCCTGCAACAGGTAAAACTATGAGACCTGATGTAAGGGCAATGGAAGAAGCTGAAGCAATAAGAAAGGGCAGAGAAGTTCTAAAAAGGGTTGATAAAGTTAGGGAGAGAGTTGGTAAACCTGGTCAAACATTAGGTAGAGATATAGATCCAAAAGAACTTGAAATGTGGAGAAAAGCTTTTAAAGGGACAAAACTTGAATTTGCTGGGGGTGGTGATATACCTGAATATGGTTTTGGAGGTTGGCTTAAAAAAAGAGTTACTCCTTCTAAGAAACTTAAAAAAGCTGTTAAAAAAGTTTCTATGAAAGGACTTAAAAAAGGCTGGGATAAAAATATAAAGCATGGATCTATAACTGAAGGTTTAAGAAAATTTGATAAAGAAAAGCTTGGTGGTAGACTATCTAAGGCTGTTACTGTTCCTGAAAGATATAAAGGGATGTCTTGGAAACATATGCAGAAAATGAAACCTTTAGACTTTGCAGCTATGGGTTCAGCTTTTATTCCAGGAGTTGGTCCTATAGCAAGTTCTATGTTAGCTAATAAAGCTCAAAAAGAATATGGTACTAAAGGTTTAAGGGGTGATATTACTCCTGAAGCTACTGGAGGCTCTGGATGGGTTGATCCTAACTTATTCGGTGTTAGAAAGAAATTTGCTGGTAGTGATATATCAGGCTTATTATCTCAACTGCAAGGTGGTGGAGGTAATATGGAAATGGGTGGTGAAGTTCCTGCTGGTAGAAGAATGTATGGTACTGGAGGCAATAAGAAGAGAAGAAAAAAGTAATGCAAACCTCGACTGCTGGAATGCATATGAGAGGTGGAGAACAGTTTAAGAAGGGTGGTAAAGTAAAGATGCCTAAAGGTTGGCATACATGACCATCTGATAATAAACCACACCCAGTTGGGAAAAAACATTAGTGGCTAAATTTAATGCAGAAAGTACTGACTATGATTGGGATGCAGTAAAAGATTGGGAAAAAGAAACTGGTCAGACTTGGGAAGCTGAAATACTTCCTGATGGGAAACCACATTATCCAAGCAGGATTCCTTCAGGAAAGAATGAGGGTTTATTGCTTAAAGGAAGAAAGCATGAAACTTGGAATCTTCTTGAAGAAGGTGAAAAGGAAGCAGGGATGAAAATTTACAAAAAAGGTAAAAGATATTATAGTAAACCTAAAAATATTTCAGATAAAATTATAGATATGTTGAAAGGATTATAATGCCAGCGAAAGCAAAGAAAGCAACTAAGAAAACTGAAGAACATGTTAATGGTAAGCATGGTGAAGTTATAAATGCAGAAGATTTTAAAGAGATGCAAGAATACTTTGAAACTGCTAAAGACTTAGTGGTTGTTCATGATGATGAGATAAATGAAGTAAAAGAAAGTCTAAAAGAATTGCACAATAAAGTAGATAGAGCTTTAAGTAGGCTTGGAATCTCCTAATATAAACCTACATAATGTGTCTAAAGAAGAAGAGGCACTACATCTAGCATATAATGATATAATTGCATTTGGTAAATTATTCTTGCCTGATGATTTTATGAGAAGTGAAACTCCTTGGTTTCATTATAATATAGCAGATGCAATAAATGATATGTCTGTAAAGCAACTAGCAGTTATAATGCCAAGGGGACATGGAAAGACAGTATTAACTAAAGCAGACCTTATGAGGTCTTTTTGCTTTAATCAGAAAGACTTTGAGTGGGGATTTATAAAAGAGAAGCCTGATCCATTATTTTATGGTTGGGTATCAGCTACTGCAAAGTTAGCTACAGGTAATATGGATTATATTAAGTCTCATATAGAGATGAATGACAAGATACAATACTACTTTGGTAACCTTAAAGGAAAGAAATGGACTGAAGTAGATATAGAGATGGCTAATGGTTGTAAGCTTATATCGAAGTCTAACATCTCAGGTATTCGTGGTGGAGCTAAACTTCATAAAAGGTATGATCTCATCGTACTGGATGATTTTGAAGACGAGAACAATACTATAACACCAGAAGCCAGAGCTAAGAATAGTAATCTAATTACAGCTGTTGTCTTTCCAGCACTTGAACCCAAAACAGGAAGATTAAGGATTAATGGTACACCTGTGCATTTTGACAGCTTCATTAACAACCTGATCGTAAATTATGAAAAAGCAAGGAAAGCGAAGAAGGACTTCAGCTGGGATGTTAAGTTGTTTAAAGCATTGCAAGATGATGGTACTGTACTTTGGGATAGTTGGTTTCCTAAAAAAGAATTAGAAAGAAAGAAGAAGTTCTATTTAGACTCTGGACAGCCAAGTAAGTTTTGGCAAGAGTATATGATGCAAGTTCAATCAGAAGATGATTCTATATGGACTCGTAGGCATATTAAAGAGTTTGAAGGAACTTTTTTACATGAAGCAGAACAAGGAATATCATTTTTAACTTTAGAAGATGGTAGTGTAAAGCCTGTTAATGTATTTGCAGGTGTTGATCCAGCAACTGACTCTCAAAGAAGAGATGCAGATTTTTCAGTTATTATGGTGATTGCTGTTGATGAAGATAATAACTTATATGTATTGGATTATACTAAAAAAAGAGGTATTCCAGTTCTTGGTATCCCTGGTGAGCCTACTAAAGGCATAGTAGATTATATGTTTGAGATGAACAATATCTATCATCCAAACTTATTTACTATTGAGGATACATCAATGTCAAAGCCTGTAATGCAGTCTCTTATATCAGAAATGAAAAGAAGAAATGACTTTGGTGTTAAGTTTAAAGCTGAAAAGCCAGGGACAAGAATGTCTAAAAGAGATAGAATACAAGAAGTACTATCTGCAAGATTTTCAACAGGTCAAATACATCTTAAAAGAGATGATTATGACTTAAGGCAAGAAATACTTACATTTGGACCTCGTATGGCACATGATGATTGTATTGATGCATTAGCTTATGCAGCTAAATACAGCTATCCATTAAAGGGTATAAATGAAGAAAAGGGCAAGTATACTAAGCGTAAACCTCAAGCTAAAAGTTGGGTGGTTGCATAATGGGAAGAAACTATAAAGATGAGTATAAAAAATTTCAAGATTCTCCAGCTCAAAAGAAAAAAAGAGCTGCTTTAAATAGAGAGAATCATAACAGGGATACATATGGCAATGGAGATGGCTTAGATGTATCACATACTAAAAATGGAATAAGGCTTGAGAAGTCTTCTATCAATAAGGGCAGAAAGGAAAAATCTCGTATGAAGGGTAGCAAGAGAACTTTTAAAAAAGGTGGGGAAACAAAAGTCACAGATAGACAAAAGACTTCAAACTTATATCAAGGCACTCCACAACAAGTAGCAGATAGAATGAAAAGGAATCCTTCTTTTGCTAAAGGAATGGCAGAACATTATGGTGTTCAGCTTGATAAAAAATCTAAATTTGGTATTAGTAAAATAAAAAAGAAACAAAAAGGAGGTTATCTCTCTGGTCCTTCACATAAGAATGGAGGGATCCCAGCAGTTGTAGCTGGAAAGCAACCTGTTGAATTAGAAGGTGGTGAGTATATAATTAAAAAGTCAAGTGTAGATAAGCTTGGTAAGCAAACTTTAGAAGAAATTAATAAGAAAGGTAGGATACCTACTATGAGATATGGAGGGCAACCAGAACAATATATAGGTGGAAGCAGTAAAGGAAAAGAAACTGTTGAAAAGAAAGTTGAAAGACTTAAAAAACAAAATGATCCTAATTATAAACCAAAAGGATCACCTAAGACTGCAAGAGAATTAGCTAATGAAAGACATGCAAAAATAAGAGCAAAGAAAAATGAAGAATCAAGAAATAAAGCTCGCAAAAGAGTTTCTTCAAAGGATCCAGTAGTTGGTTCTTTAGAATATAAAAAGATGAAAGCTAACGAAAAGAAAGAGGATGCAAAGAAAAGAAAAATTTCTGGATTTGATGAAAAGACTAATTATATTGGTTCAGGAATGTCTAAATCAAAATACTTAGCTAAAGTAGATAGAGCTCAATCTTATTATAAAAGTAGACCAAGTAAAACTAAAACTAAAGTAGATAAAAAAGAAATTAAAAAGAAAAAGTTTGTTCCTTCTAAAGATGATTATTCAGCTGAATATGAACAATCTCTTAAAGATAAAAAGAAGAAAGTTGATTCTCCAGTTAAAGGGAAAAAAACAACTCCTAAAGGATATAAAGTTCCTGATAAGCCATTAGTATATGCTCCAACTAAAGAGGATACTAAAGTTAAAGAAAAAAAGAATATTGGTTACTTTGATCCTTCTACTGGCAAGCGATATGAGTCTAAAGCTGCATGGAAAAAAAGTACTCAAAAACCAATAAGACCTATAAAAAAGTTATCTAAAAAAGAACAATCTAAATTATCTGTACAAGAACAAAGGGGATATTTAAAAGAGTTAAAAAAATCTAAACAAAAAAAGAAATTTGATCCTAAAACAGGTAAGAAAATTATATCTCAAGAAAACTTAATAGGTGATGCTTTAAAATCTTTAAAAAGTAGATTCTTTAAGAAGAAGCAAGCTGGTGGACCTGTTCAAAAACCTATGGGTGCAAATCAAGTAAATCCTTCTGCTCCATATAATCCTACTTCAAATATTCCAGCAAGACCTCCTTTTAGACAAGGAATGAGAATGATGGGGCATGGTGGACAAGTATCTACATCTAATGATAAAGCAGGTGCAGGTGATATACATACAGTACATACACATTCAGGATATAAAGCTGGAGAATAATGGCTACTAAAAAAGCTGAAAGAATAAAGAATCTATTTAGCAGATTAAGAACATCTCATAGAGATCAATGGCAGTATATTAATCAGCAAGGACATGACTTTGCTAATGATAACCAACTGTCTGATAATGAAAAAAAATCCTTAGAAGAACAAGGTATGCCTACATTTACTATTAACAGAATAACACCTGTTGTAGAAATGTTAAATTACTATGCAACTGCTAATACACCAAGATGGCAAGCTATAGGGGTTGATGGTAGTGATTCAGATGTAGCTGCTGTATTTTCTGATATGGCAGATTATATTTGGGCTAATAGTAATGGGCAATCTTTATTATCTAATGCAATAAATGATTCTATAACTAAGTCTTTAGGATATTTGCATATAACTGTAGATAAAAATCAAGATCAAGGAATGGGTGAAGTTGTTATACATCAGCCAGATCCATTTGATATATTTATAGATCCTAAGTCAAGAGATATGTTGTTTAGAGATGCTGCATATATAATGATTAGAAAAATGCTTCCTAAATCTCATCTTAAAAAATTATATCCTGACTATGTAAGAAAAATAACTAAAGCATCAGGAAATGAAGGTGAGTATTCTTTATCACAAAGAGCTATGGATTCTGACCATAAAGATATATTGCAAACAGATATTACATCAACTTATGACAATGAAGGTAAGGATGATCCTTTAACAGAATATTATGAGCTTTATGAAAAAGTTAAAGTACCATTAATCAATGTATTTTATAGAATACCTCTAAAACCAGAGCAAATAAAAATGGCTGAACAGCAAGTTCAAATGCAATTACAAAAAATGCAAGAAGAAATGCAAGTTCAGTTTTTAGAGCAAAAAAGAGAAATGGATGCTGCTTTACAATCAGGGCAAATGATTCAAGAAAGATATGAACTTGAAATGAAAAAAGCCCAAGAGATGATGCAAAATCAATTACAAACTGCTCAAAAACAACTTACTGCTGAAGTTCAAGAGTCTATGACTCAAATAGATAATAAAATTATTTCTGAAAAAGAATTTAAATTAATATCTGAAGATAAAGAATTTGCAGAATCTATAGTAGACAAAATAAGATTTCATG